GCTACAGTAACCTGGGCATATGATTATAATAATTTAAATTATGGAATGAACATGCTTACTGTCTCTTCACAGACAAAAAATAAAGAAGCAGCATTGAAGTTTGTAAACGCTTTATATGATTCGGAGGTTAGTATGCAAGTATTATTCGGATCATTAGGTACCAATATTGAAGATAATGGAGATGGAACCTATTCGCAGCACGATATCCGTGGGAATCATGTGGCAGTAGTCACAAGGGGCCGGGCCGGAAAGAATGTTGCGATCTTAGATTCAAAAAAGAATGTAGAGGCTAAACGGCCAGGAAGGAAAGGTAGCATGAAAAAGAATAGTTTATTTTTTAAGTTGTTTGCCCAGGCGGCAAAAGATGCATCACCAGAAGAACTTGAAACGATGGCGGATGACGCAGCGGAGGCATTGGGGGAAGATCCGAAGAAAACGGAGCCAGCAGCACCTCCTGTAAAGGAGGAGGCAAAGGACTTTTCCAGCCTGGACGCAAAACTGGATAAGCTAATGGATTTACTGTCTGCTAAGAAAGAGCAGAAAGTCGATCAGGATCCGCTGGACGGTCTGATTAAGGCACTTACAGGAGGAGAAGAGGAACCGGCTCCCGGTGCGGAAGCAAAAGTGATTCCTGCGGAGGAGCTTGACAAGGCTACCGGCACAGCAGATAAGGCCATTATGGCTGAGGTTATTAAACAGCTCCGCCCGGTAATTGCTGGAATTAAGGATTCGGCCGACAAAAAGGCTGTTACGGATTCACTTATCGCCTGTTTAACGGATAAGGATTCTGTGAGCGATATTGCAAAGATTGCAGCCACTACCCAGAAGAATGCAGCCAGGCTGGCAGATAAGCAGCCAGGCATTGATTTGGACGCTTGTCAGTCTGCTTATGATGCTATGAACCCACACAAAAACGGAGGTAAGAAATAATGAGAGGACAGGTTATTGGTAAAAGTATGACACACGGTTATGCCGGAGATTATTCCAGGCAGCCGGACATGATTATTGATACACACCCGCTTGGTGGTGCTGTTGCCGTAAAGTTTGGTACACCTCTGGTCTATGATAGCGATAGCAATGTCGTAGCCTTTGGAGACAGCAATACTGCTGTTGACTTTGTAGGTGTGGCTTCCAGGGAGTTCAAGTCAGCGACGGCTTACCTTTCCCAGTCAGCCGGGCAATACGAGCCAGGAGAAGCAACGAGTACATTTAAGCGCGGTTGCATTAATGTGCTTTGCAATGTAGGCAGCCCCAAATTGGGAGGAAAGGTATATATCCGAACAGAAAAGAATGCGAGTATTCCTACGGGCGTTGTTGGTGGATTTGAAGCGGTTGAAGACACTGGAAAAACAGTGCAGCTTACTAATTGCAAATGGCGTGGGGAAAAGGACGCAAACGGTGTGGCAGAAATCAGGATTTTATCCTGCAACAGAGCATAAGGAGGGCAATTAAATATGAAATATCAAAATATGGGAACATTCGATGCGGGAGTAGTAACTGCCCCTTCAACAGGAGCCGCGGCTCCCCAGAGATTCCAGGCTATGGATGCGGCAGCGATCGCAAACGGCGGGGCATTCCTGCAGTCTGAACTTGAAAAGAGAGATAATGTGATTCGGCAGCCCCTAACCAGCTTTACATATGGCCGTGATATTCCCATTCGTGTAGGTGGTGGTTGGGCAGAGTACGTGTCTGCAATGAATGTAGAATATGGAGTTGCTGGAGGTAGCGAGGACGGTCCGGTTCATGCTGGTGGAGCCAATGGTATACCGATGGTACAGGCCAATTTTGACAAGGAGCTTTTTAAGACTCATATTTTCAGCGTTGGTTGCCGGATCGGGTTTGTAGATATGCAGCGCGGTAACATGACCGGGCGCAGCTATGAAAGTATTTTAAGAGATGGCGTTAGAATGACCTATGATAAGCATGTAGATGCTAATGGATATGTTGGAATTAAAAAGTATGGATCTACTGGAACCATTAATAACCCAAATGTTACAGTTGCAAATGTAGCCGCTTCAGGAACGGGAAGCTCCACGAGGTTTAGAGATAAAACACCGAATCAGATCTTACAGGATATTAATGACGCTATTCTCGCGGTATGGAATGCGGCAGAAAATGATAGGAGCGCAATTCCAAATCACATTCTGATGCCATATGAGCAATTTAATTATCTTGCAACAACCAGAGTTTCTGAGCTGGCAGAGAAAACGATTCTTACATTCCTACTGGAAAACAATGTATCAAAGCAAAATGGAGTTGACCTTTTTATCGGAGCAACTTCATGGTGTAAGGGAGCTGGAGCAGGTGGAACCGATCGAATGGTTGTCTATATTAACGCAGAACGTTTCATCGCTATGGACGAACTGGTACCACTAAACAGGGCCATGACGCAGCCGAATGCAACTAACCTTTGCTATGATACCGCATATCTGGCTAACCTGTCCGAAGTGCAGATGTTTTATGAGAATATCATGCGCTACGTCGACGGAATTTAAGGAGGGCTATCATGTTTATAAACAGTAAAAAGAACTTTGAAATCTGTGAGGGGGAGAAGAAATTTATTATCCCTCGTGATTTTATTGGTGAGGTCCCCGCTTGGGTGGCGAAACACTGGTTAGTGCTTGCGGCCATAAAAGACGGATCCATGGCTGCTCCTAAAGGAAAGAAAGATAGAGCACTAGAGCAGGCAGATGAGGAGGCCGAGGTAAAGGCGGATGCCGCCGACAAGCGGGAAGAATAAGGAGGGTACGGCATGTGTGAGCAGTTTCATGGTTTAATATCCGCAGCGGCCAACATGCCGCAGCCAGGTGAGCTTGGGGCCTACACAAAGGATATGTTTCTGACTGATTTTCCTCAGTTCACAAAAAAGCAGATCAGCCAGGGAGAGGAAGAAGAGAACCAGATCATAAGTCTGGTTCCTGATCCCATGCTGCAGGTATTCATTAACAACGCTAATGCAAGTATTTTGCCCAGCCGGTACGGCGAGATATGGAGGTATGCAGCTGGGCTTTATGTGGCCCACTTTTCTGTGCTATACTTGAAAACTTACTCTGACGGATTCGCAACTCCGGCCAGAGCTGCTGCAACTGGTCAGCAGACCGGACTTGTAAAAGAGGCTACTATGGGAGATACGACAATCAGTTATGATAATGAGGCCATCACAGAGGCAAGCGCAAAGTGGGGAGCCTGGAACGCTACTCAGTACGGCCAGCAGCTTGTGACCATGGCCCGCATGATTGGAATGGGAGGTATGTATGTTATTTGATAATCCTATCTTTGAAAACTGGTATACGGATTCCATGAGCATTTCCAGGAATGTCCCTTATAAGGTTGGGAATATCGATAAAAAGAAGCGTGAGGAAGTGTACAAAGATATTCCGTGCCGGGTCTACAGTACAAAGAGGAACGGTCCTTTCTGGAAGGAGACAGCGGCCACAGCTACGGCCACAGATAAAGTGGCCTGTGATGTGTCGGTGGATTTAAAGGCAGGGGATATGCTTATGATTGTAAGAGGTGGACTCTTAGGAAGCAATCGGGAACCTGAGCGGTACTTTGCCGGACTTCCGCAGCCCTTTTATGATCCTGTGGGCGGAGTTCTTTCCGGATTAGAACATCTGGAAGCTGTCCTGTTAATGGACGAGGTAATTAAGTAGGGAGGGACTCATATGTCAACCTTTGGGCAGGCTACCAGGAAGCGCCTGGAACAGCTTCGGAAGCAGGGACAGAACGTGCCTAAAATTATGGAGGAAGTTATGGAGGGGGCCACGATCGCAGCAGTAGAACGGGCTACGGAATTGACTCCGCCAAATGGATCCACTATATCCGGAACCGGGACCCGATCAGGAGACATGGCGCAGGCATGGGAGCTGGATAGCATTACAAAGCCGGTAATGACTGGTGGGAGCGTACGGACCACTCTTGCAAACAACATGCAGTACGCTTCCTATGTAAATGATGGCCATCGTATGGATCAGCACTTTGTACCCGGTCTGATCATAAATGGCAATATGCTTGAAAAGGTGGATCCTAAGTTGGGTGGTATTACGTTGGGAACTAATACGCCTTATGTAAAAGGAAAGTATATGAAGCAGGCAGCCATAGGGCGCTATAAAAATGTTGTGAGGCGGGAACTTGATAAGCGAGTGAAGGAGAATTTTAAATGACATTTACGCTTACACAGTTAGTAGACTCCATAAGTGGAGCTTTGAAAGAAAGCTATCCAGATATCTCAGTATATAGTAATCCAAATCAGCAGGGGACAGATGTTCCTTGCTTTTTTATATTCTTCATGCCAACCGAAACAGAAAATCGGGTAGGTCGCCGTTTTATGCGGAACATCGGAATTGATGTGGTGTATCTAGTTGAAAGAAACGATCCGGATGCACATGATCAGCTGGTGTTTGTTGCTGATCAGCTGGACTATGCCCTGGAATTTATTCCCTATGAGCACGGAAAGCTACGGACCTATGACCGGGAATGGAAGATTGACGATGGGGAGCTGCATTATCAGATCACCGTTAAGGCCATCGTTTCTCACCCAGACAATACGCCCCCGATTAAATCAGTAGAATCCTATGAAGGAGGTATAAAACAGGATGCCAATTAGGAATATGTTAGTTAAGTATAAAACAGAATCCCTGCTTAAGTGCAAAGCTTTTGCAAGTTATCAGCAGGATTTTGCGAGGGCACTGCTCCCTGATCCGGAGTATACCCTGGAAGAAGCAAAGGAAATATTAGATAAGTTTTTTGGAAAGAAGGAGGGATAATAGATGGCCGGAGGAACTTGGACCAGTCAAAACAAAAAGCAGCCGGGCGTGTTCATCAATGTTAAGTCAAACATGACACGGGGCGTAAGTGCAGGAGATCGTGGTGTTACTGCGATTTGTGAGCCGTTGTCCTGGGGCCCGGAAGGAGAGCTCATGACGATTAATGTCAGTGATGATTTTACTCCATTCATTGGATATGATTCTACAAATAGCAAGGCGATGTTTTTAAGAGAGATTTTTAAAGGCAGTGGACACACAAGAGGGCCTGTTAAGGTCATGTTATACCGTCCAGCCGCAACGGGTTCGGCAAAAGCTAAAGCAACCATCGAACCGCTTACAGTCACTGCAAAGTACAATGGCGTTAGAGGTAATGATATTTCAGTTTCCCTTGTTGCGGATCCTGATAATGAAGGGAGCTTCACTGCACAGACCATTGTTGACGGAGCTGTAAAAGACACACAGACCGGTAAGACCATTGCGGATTTGAAGGGCAATGACTGGGTTGTATTTTCCGGAACCGGAGATTTAGCAGCCAGTGCAGGAACAGCCCTTTCAGGAGGCGTAGACGGAACTGTAAACAGTGCGGCCTATTCTACATTTTTGACAACCTTAGAACCCTACACCTTTAACATACTGATCTATGATGGCTCTGACAGCACTGTACAGGCTGCTTATGTGGCCTTCATTAAACGGATGCGGGATAACCTGGGTAAGAAGTGTCAGGCTGTTATGGCGGACGTTAAGAGCGATTCTGATGCTGTAATTTCAGTAAAGAATGGAGTGGTACTGTCAGATGGAACCACACTCACCCCTCAGCAGGCATCTTGGTGGGTTGGCGGAGCAGAAGCCGGAGCGAATTACAGTGAATCCCTGGTATACGCGCAGTATCCTAACGCCGTGAATGTTTCTCCCCGTCTGACAGCTGCTGAGATTGATGATGCATTGAGCAAAGGCCAGATCGTATTTTTCGAAGAGTATGGCAGCGTAAAAGTAGCATCAGACATTAATACTCTAACCACTTACACGCCGGAAAAAGGGGAGGCATTCAGCTTTAACCAGGTGATCCGCACCTTAGACACCATTGCGAACGACGTTTACAAGAACTTTTCGCAGAATTACATAGGTAAAATCCCAAACAATGCAGCCGGAAGGGACCTGCTAAAGGCTTGGATCGTTGGATATTTGAATGAGATCCAGGCAAACGGAGGTATTCAGAACTTTGTTGCAGATGATGTAGTGGTGGAAGCTGGAGAGGCGATCAATGCGGTGGTCATAACGTTGGCGATCCAGCCGGTGGCAGCCGTTGAAAAGATTTATATTACAGCAACCCTTACAGATTAACAAGGAGGTAGAGTATGTCATTTTTATTAGAGCAGGATGCTTTAAACGGTAAGGCTGGTCGGGCCTTTGCTGTGATTGATGGCCGAAATGTCGAAATGTTCGGCTTAAAGAAGATGCAGGCCGACGCTGAGTTTCAGGAAGCGGATTTTACTGTGGTAGGCACTAACTTGGTGCAGAAGAAAACCAAGGGTGTAACTTTGACAGGGAGCTTTACAATTTATTACGGGACACCTGAGTTCCTTAATATGCTAAAGATTTATTTAAAAATAGGTAGGCTGCCCTATTTTCCTATTCAGATTACAAACGACGACAAGGGAACGACGGTGGGGGCTCAGACTGTAGCCCTTTATAATGTCAAGCTTAGCAAACTTCCCATCGCGATATTGGATGATAGTGCGGATTACCTGAGCATGGACGTTTCATTCAGTTTTACCAACGTAGAAATATTGAAC